GTTCGGAACGCTGAGCATACACGAGCGGCTTCACACCAGTCAGACGAATATACTGATACAGAAATTCGTCCAAATAGGCGCGATTGCCCCACGCCGCGTTATCGTCGCTCTCCCAGTCAACGCACGGCACATACTTGCCCAAATATCCCTTGGTGTGTTCTGCGAAGAAATACGCCTCCTCGGAAGCGTTCACGCCACGAATGTAATGCATGTAGCCGACCGCAAGACCGCGTGCCGCTGCGGCCTGAATCTTCGCGTCAGCGCCAACCCACACGGAATCGACCAACCCATTGTCAGTCGTCAATTCGCCAGCGCCCCAAGTGCACTGGACCACGACACCATCGGCGTCAATCTTGGAAACGTCGCAATCGGCCTTCCAATTGCTGATATCCACAAACCTCATTATTCGGAAACCTCCTTAATATGCTTGCCAGTAATCTTCGCCTTTTCTGAAGCGGCGAGGGACGCCGGACTGATTGAATCCGTCTTGCCGCTCGCCGCCACGCACGTCAGCACGCTTGCAATGGCGGCAACCAAGGCGATGCCACCGACGTTCAGCCAATCCACGTCGAACAGGCCGACGCCGCCGACCACGCCAGCCGACAATGCGGCCTGACATGCGGTGCGGATTGCACGCTCCAGCGTGTCAACCCAAAAATCCTTAGTAAACAATATTCTACTCCTTACTATTGTCGTCTTCCAACGGTTCTATTGTACCCCTAAGCTCGTCCGGGAGCCGTGGCTTCGGATACCGTTCCAAAAACTCCGGGTCGAGAACATGGCAGAGTTCGCCAAGCCAATGTCCGATGGCCCGAATGTACGAGGTTTTCAAATCATCCTGATAGCGGAGCCTGTCGCGCTCGCTGACGAATTCGGCCAGCTTCTCATCCTGCCTGTCGATTTCCCGCTGCATGTTCAACTGTGCTTCGGATAGTTGGCGGTAGGCTTCGGACAGGTTGGTCTTGTTGTTTTGCATCCATGTGACGAGTGCGACGATGATGGCGCAGATGCCGGTGACGAACGCTACGGTGACTTCAGTGCTCATATGGCACTATTTTAGCCGATGACCGCGATTGCTTCGGCTAGGCTCTCCACTCCCTGCACTGCCAGCCTCCGGTCACACCGGAGTATTTGGCTTCGGTGTCGCCAAGCATGACGATATGCCCGTCCGGGCGGACGAAATTGCACCAGTTGGCGTTGACGGCAGATACGACACCATAGTCGAAGGCCGTGTTGCTACTACCGTAGGGCCTCCATCCGACTGGCATGGTTACCTCCGCCGTGGCATGATTCTGCTGGCCAGAACCCTGATAATGCTCGCTGCCGGACACGATGACCGTATCCCATTCACGGGAAAGCCACCACACGGCACTGTATGGAGCTTTAAAAGACAAAGCGTCCCTTGTCTTGGCCCACTTGCCGCTCGGCGTCCTAAGATAATCGTTGTTGTCGGCCACATTGTGCAACAGCGTTCCCGCAGGCACATGGGTCAGGGCGTCACGCTGCGCGGAAGTCTGCACCCGCAGCATATCGCCCTTCAACGCGGCACCAATATACGTCTGCGTGATAACCACGCCGCCAGCGGCAGTATTCGACACGCCAGCCGGAAGCCGCACTTGAGCCAAAGCCAAAGCGCCACCCGGAACGGCAGGAGCCACAGGCGTCGCAGCGGCCACGCCTTTCGCCACTCCGAAAATCGGACTGTCCGAACTGTCCGACATTGGGGAGCGCGTCTCGTTCTGCTTCACATACACCACGTCGATACGCGAATTGGCGGACGGAGCTGCCGACAATGGCACCTTCACATCACCGTCATTCTGCAGCAACAGCGCGCCGTAACGGTTCAATACCGCGTTGAACGGGTGAACAGTCACGCTCATGGAACTACTGCTGCCCGTCACAAGATTGTCTTGCGAACGGTCGAGAATGCCCGCAATGGGCCTCATCGTCGTATTGTCGCAGACAAAAAGCCCGCTCATGTCGCAGCGTGCATCCAAAAACGACGCCTTGCCGGACACTGCGAACAGACTATTCCTCAAAGCCATTATCAATCTTTCCTTCCAACGCTTTCAAACGTTCTTCAAGCCGGTCGATACGGTCATGGGCGAGATGGGCCTCATGGATGGCCCACACGCCCAGCATCGGATAGTTGATGCCGCACGGCTCATAATCGTCATTATACTCGACGAACTGCCCCAAACCGTTATCGTCCAAATCTTCGGCAATCATACCCAAATGGACCGTCGCACTGTCACCGTTCAGATTCACGTCATCAATGTAACGGTAGAGCGTCCAATCCACGGCACGCATCTGCTCCAACGTGATTTCCGGCATAATGAAATCCTGCTTCACCTTGCGGCTGGACTGGGCGGTGCCCATCGTGCCATCGGACAACGCCCACACGGCACGCCATGAGCCGGTCGAAAACAGGTTATTGAAGGCGTTCGTCGTATTTGTGCCGCCACGTCCCGGAGGCAATACGCCCCAATTCCAGGCATTGCACTTCTGGTCGATGGTCGCACGGTCATACGAGTTGCGGTTGATGGATGCAGCCACGGTCTGGTCGATGTTTTTGCTGATATCCAACACGCGCTGAATCGCCTGAGTCAACTGCGAGCCTGACGGCTTCTCCAATTCACGCAGCCGCCGACCATACTCGTTCAGCGTGGACACGAGCTTGTTGGTCGCCTGAGCAGGATTCTTCACGTCAATAACGTTTTCCTCCGCATCATCGTCGACCAATGGCGCGCCATCCGCCTGCTCGCCCTGATGCACGACAATTTCCATCACTCCACCGTCACTTTCACACCGTCGAACACGTCTCCCAACGTGAACGTAATCCAATTCGAGCCTTCATCGGCCTTAATGCCGGTGATGCGCCGCGTATGCGCGCCATCCGTATAATACCAGTCGCCCTTCGTCGTGAACCTGATATAATCGCCGACCGTATAGTTAGCGAGCGTCTGATTCACGGAATGCAAATATCCGCGATGCACTTTCGCTTCGGTGGACGATACGGGCTGCCAGTAGACTGCCGCCGCCTCGTTCGCATACGCCTGCAAGGTGTTTTGCAGCTTCACAGTCGAATGACTGGAATCCACGCTCTCCCATATCGGCGCTCCGGCCTTCTCCAGAATGTCCGTATAGGCGGATACGACGAGCGTCTTATCATCCGACTTGCCGGACGTAAACCATTGCAACGAGGCGAGCTTGTCGCCATCGTCCGTGGCTGACAGTGATGCGATGCCCGGCTGCATGGCTGACGCGCTGAAATAATGGGTCTCGCCACCTAATAGTGGGTGACCGGTCTTCATATGCCACTCGTACCCCAATCCGTCAGCAGTGCGCGTGGGGAAGAATCCGATATCGCATCCGTTCTGATAGTTCGTGATGTTCGTCAGCACTTCGCCAACATGGTTGAGGTCTACGGCCTGATAGTTCGCTTCCGACTTGCCAACCTCCGCAGACTCCAACACGACGGGCACATTGCTGTTCGACCAGCTCATAGCCTGTTCGACGAGATTGCGTGCGACCGTATTCCATGTGACGTTTTTGTACGACGTGTCGTATTGCGGGTCAGGCGAACCATCCGACTTGATGAGGCTTTTACCCTTCGCCTTCGCCGGAAGAATCGTCCTATGGTCAAAATACGTCCACATGCCCGACGCGACCAAGGTAAGGATGCCCGAGTCGGCGTCATATTCGCGGCGCATGAGCACACCGCCGACCATAAGCCCATCATCCTCGGCGACCATGACGGTTTTGCCGATGGCCGCAGTGTTCCTTAAATCCAACAGTCGCGCATCGTTCGCGATATATTGGACGCGCGTATCGTCGGACGAAGCGTAGATGGGCACTTTGACGGTCAGCGAATCAGTATCGTTCAGTTTCATCTCCCATTCGGCGGACGTGTGCGGCAGGGGGATGATGCGGCGTCCGGTCAACAAATCCGCAAGATAGATTTTCACCTCCAAGCCTCCTTCCATTCGACCGTCATCGTCGGCGTGCCAGACTGCACACCCAATGGTGTGAACTGTATCGTCGCATCGCCGGAAGGGCGGAACCAGTTCTCTTCGGTGAGGAACATGCTCAAATCCGACTGGTTCTGGAACAAGACGCGCTCATCGTCGAAGTCGAACACCATCGTCTCGTCGGGATTGATTTGACGGTGGAATTCGATGGCTTCGCCGGTTTCGACGCAGTGGATGCGCACGCCTTCCGACAATCCGCCGCGGATTTTCACAACAAGATGCGTTGGTGCGAAACCGCTGCCGGTGATGACGACACGTCCCGGATTGCCGACTTTGCCTTCCGACAACGGGTCAAGCAGCGGGTCGGCGATGCCAGTACCGTCGGTAGGCACGCCGACGGTCTGCGAGCGCAAAGGCCCATACAGGTATGGGGATGGTGCGAGCAGTCCAATCTGGAATGCGGCCTTGCCACGATACCGGTCTTCGTCCACGGTCATCGAGCGGAGTTCCGCATCGCAGGACAATGCGACGCCAGCACCTTTCTGCACGGTGACGGCGACCAAGCGTCCGGCCATGCCGCGCAGACGGCGCATCATCTCGTCCGTATCCTCGACCGCGCTCGTCGCATAGTAGCCGTTGACGGTGATGGTGCGCCCATCATAGTATGTGGTGCCGGGAATCGCGTTGCCGTCAGCCCTAGCCCAAGAATCCTGTTCGGTCTTGGCTGACGGCAAATCGTCGAAACCGCTCATGGACACCAATGTGAACTCGTGTCCGGCATCGCCGTAAAGCGTGATGTCACCAACGGTGACGGTTATCGTACTCAAGGTCTGACACTTCCAATCATCTCATTGTTCAAAGCGTATCCGAATCGGCGGGCCACCAGCTCCACGTCGCTCAACGGGCTTGCCACCACATTGTCGATGTGGACGCCGCCAGCATACCGCCGGTCATCCGCCGACACCATTCCAGTATAGTCTTTCAGCCGCGGAGCCGACACCATGCCAAGGTCGGCGGCGTCAATCTGGTCGAAATCCAAGGAGCTGAGCACGCCGTCGACCTGACCGCGAACGAATGCGCCTTGAGCGCCGATGGACTTGCCGAAGTCTCGCATAAGATGCTCGCCCGACACGGACGTGTAGCCTGAACCTGAGAACGGGCCGACCTTAGCGGGAGAGAACGGGAAGAAGTCTCGAACCTTCTGCAACGCGCCCTTAACCGCGCTTTTCACGTTTTCGACCGCGCCGAGAATGCCATTCTTGAAACCGTTCATCAACGCCGCGCCGGATTCCAGCAGCCATGAGCCGGCTCCGGAGAACAATCCCATGATGCGGCTTGGAATGTCGCTAATCTGACTGAGGATCCTACCGCCCAATCCGGCGAACGCGCGTGCGATGTTCCCGATAATCGCAGGAATCGCGTTCACGACGGCCATGAAAATGCTTGGGAAGTTCGCCGCAATGCTGGTCACCACGCTGACGAAGGCGTTCAACAATGTTGGCAGACTGTTGACGATGCCGGTCACCAAGCCGCCGATGATGGCGGGCAGCTGGTTGATGATGGCGACGGCGATGCCCGGCAACGCTGCGGCCAATGAGGTTATCACGCTGGTGATGGCGGACATCAATGCAGGAATCAGCGTAGGCAATGCGGTGGCGATGCTCTGTCCGATGGACGGGAGCGCGGCCACTACGGTGGCACCCAACGTTTGGATGCCGGAAGCCAAGGATGCGCCGAAGCCGCTGATAAAACCGGCGATCGCCCCGCTATTGTCTCCGATTGCGGAGAACGCAACCTGAATGCCGGTCATCAACGCCTGACCAAGCGAAGTCATGAGCGACGGAATCTGATCCGCCACCGTGGCGAACAGCGTGCCGAACGTTTCCAGCATAGGCTGGCCGTACGTGCTAATGAAGGCGGGCAGCTGGGCGAACATGCTGGAGAACGCCTGCGTGATTTGCGGCAGGACTGCGGTCAACGCCGGTCCGAGCGTCTGCCCCACGCTCACGAGCGCGTTGGCGATGCCGGGAAGCGCCGTGGTGACGCTGGAAACCATCTGCGGGAGGGCTGCGGCGAACGCGCTCGCCATGGCGGGCAGTTTCGTCTGCACGCCTTCCAACGCATTGTCAAGACTCGACTGCCATTCCTCAAACTTGCCGGTCATCTGGCTCGGGTCAAGCTTGAACAATGTCTGAAATCCGGTGGTCAGGCCGGTGAACAATGCGCCTGTCACGCCCAAGGAGGAGGCGATGCCGCCAATCTTGCCGATTGCCGCACCGCAGCCTCTCACTGCCGCACCGAAGCCCTTCAATGCGCCGGAAGACACTTTCAACGCTGCGGAGCCGATGGCTGAGAAGGCGACCTTTCCCGCGGACGCCAACGGGGCGAACCGTCCGACAAGACGGGTTACGGCTCCACCCAACGTGGCGGACAATCCCGCACCCACCGTCTTCGCCGCCGACGTCAACGGGGTGAACGGATTCTGCCCCTTGAACGAGCCGAAAATCTTTTCCGGAATGCCACGGAACGGAATCGACAATGTGGATGCCGCTTCCGAACCGAACGATTTGAGACCGCCCTTGATGGAGGAGAGTCCATTGCTTACCGCCGACCCGAGTTTGGACATGGTGCTGCCGATGCCGGTCGTGTCAAGCATTTCACTGAACGCTGTTTTGAATTCAGCCGCCTTGCCCTTCACGTTCTCGACCATGGTGAGCACGCCGGATTCCACGTCGGCTCGAAGGACTTCCATCTTCGTCTTGGCCGCAGCGGACGCGCTGGAGAAGACTTCGGTGAAAATCTCCTTGACCGGTGCCCACTGCTGCGCAGTGTTCGCCGCATAGTTGGACAATCCGGCCTTCAGGTTGTCGAACGTCTGCATAATGCTGTCGGACGCGGACACCGCCGAGCCGACCAAGGGAAGGAACACGTTCGGAATGTTGAGGCCGGTAAGCTCCTTGAATTCGCGGCCAACCTGCACGAGCTTGTCACGGTAGATGTCGGCGCTCTGTCCGGCAGTGTCCAACGTATGGTAGATGTCCGAATCCACTACGATGGTGTCGGCGGCGGCGCGAATGTCACGGAACGCTTGGATGAGGGTTGGGGCCTTCTTCCGTGCAGCCGTATCCACTTCGGTGCTGAGGGTTTCGAACGCTTTGAGGAACGTTTCGGGAAGCGCTTCAGCGTCGGAACCCATCATGTTCAAGCCGTTTTGGAGCAGCTTCACATTGTCGGACACGTTGCCGACGCCGTTCCACAGGCTCACTGCGGCCTGTTCGACGAGGCCGAAGCCTTCCGCGCCTTTCTGTCCGAAGCTGAACGCGCATGAACCCAAGTCTTCGAACGCGACATTGAATTTGCCGAGCGCGTTCTGCACTTTCGTCGATTCTGACAATGTTTTCGACATCGCGTCGGCCATGGATGCGAGCTTGTCGATAGCCGCGGACGATGCGGACACTGCCGTGCCGAACACGCTGGTGAAGCCGGAGCCGAGTTTGATGAGCGTGTTCTTCACGCCGACCAGTGCGGTGCCGATGAACGGGATGCGTGATGCGAACCGGTCGTTCGTGGCGACCATGAGGGAGAACGCGGTGGTGCCAATGACGCCTACCGTGTTCAGAATGTCGCCCAAGGAGGTTAGGAGGTCGGCGTTCTGAGAGTTCGCGCTGATAAGGTTCGTCAACGGGGCGAGGAACTGTTCGACCTGCTGCGCGTTGAACGCCTTGTTTACGGCTGGTGCCAGCTGGTTGACGAACGTTGCGGCCAATGTGGAGGCCGCGTTCGACAATGGTACGAATCCTGCGAGCATTTCGCCGAACGTGTCCACCATGCCAGAATTGGAAATGGCGGTCAGCGTCTTGCCGATGTTCGCGGACAATGCGGTCGCGGCTTCGGCCGACCTTACGCCGACCGTGTTTTTGATGCTGTTCCATGCGCGGTCCGCCGTGACGGGCATGGTGGAGAACTGCTTTTCGATGGCGTCCGCGTTCTCAAGCACGGTCTCGTACAGGTCTTGGCCGCTGATTTTGCCTTCTTTGCCCAACTGTTTCAGTTCGCCTACGGAAACGTTGAGATGCTTGGCGAGCATTCGTGCGATTTGCGGCGCGTTCTCCATGATGGAATTCAGTTCGTCGCCGTTGACGACGCCCTTGCCCAAAGCCTGGGTAATCTGACGCATGGCGCTGGACGCTTCCTGAGTGGACGCGCCCGTGCCGACCATGTTCATGTCGAGCAGTTTGGTGAATTTCGCCGCATCGGCGTAGTTGGTTACGACTTCCGGCGCGAGCGTGCGCAGTCGTGCGGCGGACTGGATGAAATCGTCCGTGGTGACGCCGACCTTGTTCGCATATTCCAGCGACGCTTCAAGCGAGTCCTTATAGTCTCCAGAGGTGCCTACCGCGTTTTTCAGCATGGCGGTGGTCTGACCCCACTGGTTGCCCATTTCGATAATGTTGGACGTGACGTTTTTGACGGCCTTGCCGACCGATGCGACTGCGGCGATCGCTGCGGCGGCGTTCAGATACTTGCTGAGGTCGAGGTTTGCGAAACTGTTTCCGAAAGCGTTGGCCGAACGCTGCCCGCCGGTGGCGAAGGAGGCGGACACGCCGTTTAGCGCGCCTTTCACGCCTCCCTGCAGGTTAAGGTTCTTGTTGAACGAGCCGGAGAACAGTTTCGACATGCCCAAGCCGTGCGACGTGAAGAGTCGGCTCGTGCCTGACGCCAGTTTCGGCCGGACGGCAGGGGTGAGCACCGCGCCCTTGCTTGCCTTGACAAGCGCGGACTGCAAGCCTTCCAACGATGGGAGTACCTGAATCCATGCGGTCGCAATGCTGCCCTTTGCCATCTACTGTTCCTTTCGGTGAAGACCCAACGCCTTGTTGATGTCTTCAGTGTTCATCGAATCGAGTTCGTAATCCTCCTCCTTCTTCTTCTTCTGGTTTTCCGGCAGTACGCTTTTCGGTTTCCGCCCCTTGCCGGAGTAGGGGGCGAGCGTTGACTGTTGGATAATATCCAAGAGTCGGGCGACTGCGCCGAACGTGCCTAAGAGTTTCGCCCGTTCCAATATGGTGTATTGGCGTGGACTACCGTATTGGCTTGCGAAATCACCCAAGATTTGGCTGTCCCACTTGTCGGGGTCTATCGCATAGGTCAGTCTTTCGACTGTGATTCCGTAGTCGTCGGCAATTTTCCCGACAAGTATTCCCATGCGTCGAGAATGTCATCGTCGAACGCGTTCATGAGCTGTTCGTACTTGGTTTCGGTCAGGACGCCTTGCATGAGCTTGTCGATGAGCCACATGGTTTCCATGCCGTCTTCCACGCCTTCCGAGTGGATGGCCTGCTGGAAGCGGCGGTTGCGGAGGAGTTTCGCGTAAGCGTCGGCCCATCCGTCGTTGAAGTCTTCGATGGTGATGGTTGGCTTGCGTTTTGCCATTGGATTTCCTTTCGTTGTCTTGTCTATATAAGAATACCCCACGCCAAGGTCATAGTCTGATAGTGTACCTTAACGTGGGGCGCGTATTCTATTGCCGCCCTACGGGCTGACGAGCGAGAGAGTGTCGAACCTGATGCCCGTTCCTGTAATCACCCTCAAAGTGACCGTAGCATTACGAGCGGCGTCGCCTGTGGTAAAAGTTTTGGAAAACTGCGTCCACTGGGCGGCGGCGCCCACCTTTTGCGTGAACTGCGAGATGACACCATCGCCGTCTACCACCTCCAACACCACATCCCCAGTCGCCGTAGAGTCTACATTGTTGTAGACGTATCCAGTGAGTCGCATTACCTGATTTGCCGGCAATACAAAACTATCTGAAGTGACGTACGACGATGAGTCTGATATCAATAGCGAATTCGGTGGGGTCTGGGAGAAAACATCATTGGCAAGGCAATTGCCCTTCACCGTCCATTTCGCCAGACCTTCGTCGAAGTTGCCGTTGGGAATCAAATTGTCGGCGAACTCTCCAAAATCATGTGACGCCGATGTGTTCAATACGCTGGAATACCGGATGGCGTTCCAGACGTTATTGCCGCCGCTCGTAGCGGAAACCGTGGACTTCAGAATCTTCAGGTTGAACCTTGTGCCTTTCGGAAGAGTGAGAACGCCAGTATACAAGCCATCCCCACCCTTGGTCATCTTAACGCCTGAAGTTCGATTCCAAGGATTCGACTGACCCCAGTCGCCGACAATCCACATGGCGCCGCCTTCGGCCACCGTCTTATCAGTGACGGTGACCGTAAGGCTCCGACTCGGAGAGCTTACGCTTTTGGGATGGTGATGTACTGGATCTGAGCCGGATTGGTGGCGGTCGGATAGGCGTTGATGGTGAACTCGAAGTTCACGAGTGCGGTATGCACGTGGCTGATATCGCCGGTGATGAGGAACGTCGCATCGGACATCACGTTACGGCGCTTGCGGCCACCCTTCAGCATCTCGTCGATGACGATGACATGATGTTCAAGGTCTCCGGCCTGCTCCTTGATGACGATGACGCCACCCTTCTCAGTGGATGGGGGGGTCGTGGTCACGTTGGTAGAACCGTAGGCGACCTTGAGCAGGTCTTCGTTCAACGCTTCAATGCAGGTGCCCGTCCACGTCTTGGAGAACGTCGGGTCGGCCTGTGCGACGGTATCGCCGCCTGCGGCCACGATGTCATCGCCTGCGGTGAGGGATGCCGGTTCGGTCAGACCGTCTTCGGACAGGTAGCCGAGGCCGACGAACGCCACGCCCAGTTCGGTGGTCGCGTCGGTTGGAATGGGGGTGCCCAGTGGGGCGACCCAAATGTAGCCGGACTTGTTGGCACTCGCGCCCGGCTTCGAGAATGTCACGTTTGCGGAAGACTGCTTTGCGCCCATCTCAATTCCTTTCGTAGTTTAATCGGTGGATGGGCGGCGTTATTGCCGCCCATGCGTGTGAATGGCGTCACTCGGTGGCGCCGGTGGTGGCGTGGGTGATGGCGTAGAACTTGCTGGTACCACCGATGAAGCCCCAGCCGATTGCGACCTCGGTGCGGAGCATCACCTTGTTGACTGCACCCAAGTCGCCTTCATCGGAATTGTCCGGATTGCCGGAGTCGAACACTTCGATGCCGGACAGCGGGATTGCACCCCACACGAAACGGTTGGCGAAGTCGCCGATGACCGCATCGAGCGCCTTATCGGCCAGCTGGCCGGAGCCGGTGGCCGCGGCGGTGTCGGACACGGTGTTGGAGGCTGCGAGGGTGACGCCGCCGAGGTTGACCATGTTGCCGATGAGCGGAACGTCGGAAGCATACTGGGTCGGCGTGCCGATGGTGGTGAGGCCGTCGCCGATTGCTGCCAAGTAGGAGGAGGTGGTGACGCCCTGCGCGGAAGCGTCGCCCTGTGCGGCGACCTGTCGCACGGCCTGCTTGAACGCGGTGGCGGCTTCCGCTCCGGTGCCCGGAGTGTAGCTGATATCACCGGCCTCTTTGAGCACGTAGCCGTTGGTGCGTGCGACGGCGGAAGCGGTCTTGGTTGCCGGATTCACGCCGAAGATGGGGGCGAAATCGAGGGCGCGGCTGATAGCACGGTTCACGTACGTGCGGTACTGGTCGAGGATACCGGCCTGATACGGCTGTGCGAGGACGCTCTGAAGCATGGTCTGCGGGGAGCCTGCTCGGAAGGTGGCGTCGGTCGGATTGTAGGCTCCATCAACGCCGAACAGCTGGAGGAACTTCTTCGGGAAACGGTAGGAGATGTAGAAGGTGATGGGGTTGATGGTCACGACGCCGTTGGTGGCTTCGTTGGACTTCTTCTTCTTTTCGCCTTCGATTTCGCTGGTGGCTCCTTCGCCGAAGATGCCCATTTCACCGGAGAAGTCGATGGTCTGCATCTGCGTGCCGATGAGGTCGATTGGAGTGCTGTTGGAAATCTTGGCGATGGCTCCGGCTGCGGGCTGGTCGGAAATCAGCTTGCGGTCTACGAAGCCCGGCTTCAGTTCGATTGTCGCTAGAGACATGACTGCCTTTCATGGTAGGGGAATGTTGTCGGCCTTCTGCATTGCGGCCCCGACTCGGCCTCTACCACGATTGTTTCCGGCTGTGTGCGCCTCAACCCCACGGTCACCCAGTGAGTATGCCCATGCATTGTTTAACGACCGTGCTGGGCGGTTCAGGTCCGTACTTTCTAGGGGAGACGGTCGGGCTTGGCATGATAACGAAGCTTCGAATGTCTGCCGACCATCTCCAAGACATATGGTAACACCCCGTCTGACTTTCGTCAAACGGGGTGTTATGGAAACCAGAATCACAAGAGAGGAGCTGCACATTGCTGCGCAACAGTTATCATTCTACCACCTTCTCGTCGCAGTTCGCGTTCGGCGTGTCGCGGGACTCGCAATATGGTCAGACTTGGCGCGATTGCACTGCATGTGCGCCGGAACGAGATTGTCCATCCTATCGCTTCCGCCAGCGGCGCGCGGTATCACATGGTCTGCGGTGAACGCCAAAGGATGCGCCGTGTTGCGACCCCAGTAGAACGGTTCGCCGCAATAATAGCATGGCGCTCCCGTACGCTTGGTGCGCTCGCGGAGGATGGTGCGGTTGCGATGGTAGAGTCCAGTATCCTTGCCCATATCAGGCAACCACCTCCCTGACCTTGCGTTCCTTCGGACGGTTGACGCCACGATACCATGCGGCGATGCTGACGCCCTTCAAACCGGCAGTGGTTTCGGTCTTGCGTATCGGCGCGAACTTCCACTGGTCTTCCGAACCGGATTTGAGCTTCTGCGCGTTCTGAACTTCGGCGGTCAACTGCGGATTGTTCGTATGCTTGAACCGTCCCTCGTTCAACAGGTCGAGGAAGCCTTGCTGCGAGGCGAGGAATTCGGTTCCGGTCAATTGGACGACGTTCAATCCGCGTGGAAGCATGTCCCTTATCGGATTGTTCAAACCGCCGGCATCCAAAATGAGCGTGGTCTTGCGCGGGCGCGTCTTCAACTCATCCACGACCCACTGCCATGATTCGGCGGTGGGACGTTCGTCCACGATTTCGCCGATGATGTACGCCCACTTGTCGTAATGCTGCGAGCCGACCGTCACCTCTTCGGTGCTGGCGGCGACGCTGAGGGCGAGCGTGCTGGTCGCCGGGTCGAAGGTGAGCGCGTAGACGAGCGTATCACGGTCATGCTGGAGGTCGGAGTATGCGCTGTCCCACAGGTCCATGGGGATTGCGGGCGGAATGCTGTCAGCCCACCATAGGCCCAAGTCTTGGATGCGGAAGTCTATGAGACCGTCCGCGCCACCCTGTTTGGCTATGGCCACGTCGGTGAGGAACGCTTCGCGTGGAATCACGTCCGGGTAGAGCGGGTTGGTGAGCGCCCACAACTGTTCGTCTTCGATGTCCGCCGTCTCATCGTCGATGCCGTAGCGCACCGCATACGACATGTCGTCGTTCTCCGCATTGTCGAGGAACACGTTGAACGTGTCTCCGATGGACGAAGGGAGGAACGGGGTGCCGGTGTAGATTATCATCGCCATGCGGCGTGTCTTCAACGTCTTGGAAATCATCGCCTCGTATTCAGAGCGAAGTTCCTGCGCCTCGTCGAAGATGACCAAATCGAACGTTCCACCCATTCCAGCGGAAGCGCTCTTACGGGAGCGGAACCGGACGAACGCGCCGTTCCTCAACTGTAGGCGCTCGCGGCCCATGGTGGTGCTGAAGTGCGTGACTTCGGCTTTCAGTTCGGGATTCGAGTCGATGGCGTCTTTCAGATCCTCCATGATTTTGTTGGCGGCTATCTGCTCGTGCGCGGTGACGAGCACGTTCAGTCCGAGCACAAACAGGTAGTAGAGGATTGGGGCGGTGAGGATTTTGGTCTTGCCGTTCTGTCGCGGCATGTTCAATGCGACGCGCTTGTACTTCCACGTGCCGTCCTTCTTGCGTTGGAAGGCGTTGTTGAGGAATTCGACCTGAAATGGGAGGATTGCGTTTCCTCGACCCCAGTTCACGTATTCTGCGGCCATGATTGCCACGTCGGATGTGGGGCGGACGTTCGCCCTCCAGTTTGGATTCTTCACCAGCATGTCACACCACCTGATATTTCTTGAGGATGTCGGCGTCTGCTCCCTTGCCGTAGGCGTCGCCGATGGATGCGATGTCCTGCGCGGTCTGGGGGAATGTCAGCTCGTAGTCCAATGTGATGCCCAATGGTTCGAATACGGCGTTCAAATCCTGTTTGATGATGTAGACTCGGCTGACGAAGCTTTCACGGTTGGACACCAATGATTGGGTTGTCGCTCCGAGCGTGTCGAGTATCTGTGCGTCCTGTGGCGGGAGTCCGGTTTCCATCTGGAAGCTCAATGCCGTGTTTTGCAGGAGGGTTTTGAGCTGTCCGTTGTCCCATTGGCTGAGTCGTTTGACTTCTGGTCGAACGATGGTGTCGTGGTCGTCGTTGGCGTCGAATTTCGTCCAGTTGGCTGGATTCTTGTTCGGATCGGCTTTGATTACCACGTCGGGGGACGTGCCTACCACGACGGGTTCGGGGAGCATGAGGTGTTCGAGGTTCTGGGAGATGAGTCCTTCGATGACCATGGCGCGCTGCGCCAACAGTACGGCTTGGTCGGTGACGGGCGCGTGGCTGAGGGTGAGGCATCGGAGGTTTTCGTCGATTTCCTCCGCGTTCTCGTCATAGCAGCGACCGTCCAAGCCTACTGCCGCGACCTTTTCCAATGGCAGGGCCGCCGTGGGTAGGTAGTCGGCGCCGAGCGGGTCGCCGTCCTGCATGAGGAAGTAGGAGTTGACGCCGCCGATGGCTTTGGCGAGGATGCGGGTGAAGCTGCGTTTGCCGACCGCGCTGAAGTTGCTGACTCGCACGCGCATGGAGTATGCGTTTTTGACGAGTTCTATCCATGGGAATGAGATGGTCTGTTCGTCCACGATGGTGAGTGTCATGAGCGTTTCGCTTCCTTCGCTACGAGTTTCTGCAAGGTGGTCTTTGGTGTTTTGGCGGCGGTGGTCTTGCTTTTGTGCGAATCGACCTTTACCGCTTCGTCGAAGTTTTTGGTCATGGTCATGAGCAGCTGCATGAAGCTGACGTAGTTTTTCTGCGCGTTGATGGCCATGCTCATGTTATATTCGCGGTCATCGTCGGCTGTTTCTGCTTTTCGCGCGTACTCTTCCATGTCGGAGTAGGCTTTGTCGATGAGTCCGTTGACCTGTTCCATGCGGCTTGAGAGGGCTTCCTCAGTCTTCCCTGCCATAAATTCTCCTTAACTGTTCGGCCATTTGGCGGCGTTGTTCTCGATACCATCGTACCATTTCGGACTTCATGATGGTGCGTCGCGTCGGGCTTTCATGGTATTGCGGGTCTGTGTTGTTGATGGTTGGCGTCATCATGTGAGGCTGTTCCTTACGTAGATTTTGCAGTCACATCCGGTGTGTCTTACCCAGACGCCGTAATGGTTCGCGTCGTAGGGGTGCCAGATGCCGCACCGTTCGAGGCACCATGAGCATGTTTCGCCTACCGCTTCGCGTACGACCTCGGTGGTCGAGTCGATGGCGAACAGGTTTGCGGTCGCCTCCTGCATCGGCCGTACGGCCAGTTCGCGCTTGTATTTGGCGAGGAAGTCCCTGACGGTTTTTTCGGAACGCCGTTGGCTGAGGAGCCAGCCGACTTTCTTGCCGAAACTGTCGGAGTCGAGTCGTTCCAACCCTAGTCCTGCGGATTTTTCGGCGACCTGCTTCCAGATGTCGCCCAAGACCTTGCCGGCCATATGCTTGTCGCCGCTGCTTGCGGCGGCTTGGGCTTGGCGTACCTGTTCGTCGGTGATGATGTCTTTGGCTGTCGGTGAAAGTATTTCCATGAGGTCTTCGACCGACTCCCGTGTGGTTTTCAACTCAGATACTCCATCTGGTAGTTGTAGACGGTGGATGTGCGTCCGTCCTTGGTGGGCTGTGCGTCGGTGGTGTTGAGCAGTGGCGCGCCCATGATGTCCCAGAGGCTTTGATTGTACCAGTCGGTCAGTGCGTCGCCTATTTCGGCGCTGAGCGTGTTGTCGGTTTCGCCTGTGAGGTCGCGTGTGACCACGGTGATCGCCACATCCAAGTGTCGGACGTATGGGGTGATGTCGGATGCGTTTTGGCGGGTGACGATGATGAGCGGATACTGGCTGGGGTTTTTCACGGTCGGATACTTGTCGTATACGCGCGTGTCGAGCCGTTGGGACAGTCCGTTGATGATGTCTTCGACGATTTCGTTGTCTTTGCTCATAGTCCGAACCCTTTCAGTGTGTCGCCGGAATGCGGCGTCCTGTGGTATTTGATTTCCGTTCCGGCTCGGCGTGTTCCGTTGAATGTGCCGAGCGTGCGGTATGTGGTCATGGTGGGCGGCCTGTCCCCGTATGAGTCCATTCGCAATTGTGGCATGATTTGCGATGCGACACGGCGGGACTCCTGTTGGAATCCCGCTGACTGTAGGACGAGGTTGGTTGCCGCGTTCGGTGCGGCGACCATGATTTTAGCGCCTTTGAGTCTTGCCATTAGTATTGCACCTGCTTCGCGTTGAAGCTCCATTTGAACGGGTTGAACCTCACCCTGTTTTCGGGGTCTATGGGCGGTTTGATGGAGGTGACGCGGTAGGGGTTTCCGTGGTATTCGAGTTCGCCGCCGACGATTTCCGGTGGCGTGTCCGGGGTGGTGACGTGGATGGTGAGCGAGTCCACTTCGGTCATGTTGTCGTAGGTGCCGGTGTCTTCGCTTGTGGTGTTCGCGGTCACTAGGGCTTTGAGTGTGCATTCGTTTTCGCCGGTGGTGACGGTGATTTCGTGTGTTTTGAGTCCGTAGTGCATTAGAGTTGGAACCTTGCTATGGTGGCTCGTCCGACGCCTAGCTGTTTGAGTTGGTTGCTGGTGAAGAACACGTCGTCCGTGTTGCCTCGCCATTCGCCGGTGAAACTGTAGCCGCCCGCTGTTTGGGTGAATGTTTTGAACGCGCTCAGGTCGGTGTCGCTGTCGGACGTGGATTCCTTGCGGCTTACGTCCTGTGCGACGCTGACGCCGATGATGTCGGCGACCATTTGGCGTGTGAGCGGGTCTTCTTCGACTTGCTTGTCCAAGTCGTCGCCTTGGTTGCGGTACATCATGCGGAGCACGTTGGAGGCGGCTCCGCGTTTGCGTTCCTCATAGTCCACGAGGTCGACGGGCACCTTGTGGCGTAGGTACGCTTCGGTGTCTTCGATGGTGGCGAGCGGCTTCAGTCCGTCGGTCAATTCTTTTCCTTCCAATCGTGCATCGAAAGCCCTAGTTGCAGCATGCGTTCGGCAAAACGTTTTACCAGCTTGTCCTTCTCGTTTTCGTCCAACTCCATTGGCGAAGTCAACACCATGTCGTCGTCGACGATCGAGAAGGTTGCCGGAACGTTTTCGTCGCGCATCATCATGTCGAGGATCCGGATGTCACGCATGCGCGGCACCCATCCAGTCCGGCGTCTTGGCCGTCGGCTCGACGGTCACCGGCGTGACGCGCGTGCGGCTGTTGACGCTTGCGGCGAGCTGCTTTTCGAATTCGCCGAGTCGCGTCTCGTCTTCCGGAAGGAGTTCGGCGCTCAGACCGTACTGTTCGGCGATGGCGTTACGTTTCGCCTGCAACAGTCCGAGGCTGATGCCCTTCTCACGGGCTTCCTTGACGCGCGCTTCGGTCTCTTCGGCTAGTTTTCGGGCGTCTTCGGCTGCCTTCTGGGCTGCTTCGAGCTTTTCGCGTTCCTTGGCGAGCTTTCGGTTGATGATGGCGTCGAGTTGGGCTTGGGTGATTGTCGGCTCCTGCTGTGTCGTGGCCGCTGGGCTTCCAGTCGTGCTTTCAGAGCCTCCCATTCCGGTACCGGTCGCATTCGGGTCTGTTCCTTCCACTAGTCGGATTCGCTGATTGTCGTATCGTTTGAAGTTCATACCAGTCTTTCCAATCTTAACCGCATCGTGAGTTCCACGATGTCCGTAGCAGCATTATACGCCCTGCGCAGGTCCATTCGCGCCTTCAGCGTTTTTGGATCGTCATAGTCGTCGGGCAGTGCGGAGAGTTGCCGTCCGAGCGATTCCTGAATGGCGCGGGCTTGGTTTTCAATCGTTTGGATGGATGCAGTCAATCGTCATGTCCTTCTTGTAGGTCGCCACGAGGCAGTCGTGCTCGTAACCGCCTTCGTCCACGGTCTGTATCGTCGTGTAATGCACTGGCGTGTTCGCGTAGTCGGAATACCATGCGAACACGAGCATGGCGGTAAGTGCGATGGCGATGATTCCGTAGGCGATGGTGGTGTACAGGTCGCGCAT